TATCTATTATTTCTTCTATTCCAGATAATGAAATTGACAAACTTTGGAAATTACTTCCAAACGGACAGTGTGTAAAAGGTACAGAAATGCCTATAAATTATTATATGCTTAGAAGTAATGAAACTGATACTGATAAAGCAACAACAGATATTTATGATTTGTTAAATGATAAATTCACAAAGCAAACACCACTTGAAGAAATCAAAAGAGAAATTCCTTATTCTTATGTAATAGAAGTTGCTAAATTTTTTACTGCTGGTATTGATGATAGAATCAACGAATTAGAAGCAGATAAGACAGAATTAGAATTCTTAAAGAAACTTACAGATAAGGAAATTAAAGAAGAAGAAAAGAAAGATTTAATCGCTAGAAAAGAAACAGAAATAAAAGCAGATTTAGATTCTATTTATGTGGCACACTGTATGCTTAAATCTTTAAGGCATCAGGCTTATGGTAAAAAAGGAGAAGGTGACGGTTGGTATCCAATTCCTATAATTCTTGAACTTAAAGATACCGAAAAGTTTGATGATCCAAACCATTCAATTTCAAATCTTGTTTATAAAATGATTGAACAACTTGGATATTTCAAAAAACTTGAAGATCTTGAAAAAGAAAGAGAAAAATTAGCAAAGTAATTGCATAAAACTTGTATATTTATACATAATTTTGCATACCGAGGAGACATTTTTGGCACGGCTCGCGACACTGGTGGCTGTTCTGCATAATACTAAGTAACAAGTAGGGAGTTTCATTGAAACTCCTTATTTTATAATTGACTGCATTAATGATTGGAGATATAATAAAGCATTATGAAACTTAATGAAATTTACGAAAACTTAAAAGAAAAGATTAATTCAAAAAGAAAAAAGAATAAGGACGACGCAGCTCAAGATAGAGGTGAAAAAATAACATTTTTAACTGCTTCTGGAGTATCAGGATTTATTGATATTGTTTTCTTCTCTGGACTTTCTGTTGCTCTTTATTCAATTTTTGGAGTAAAGGCGGTACCAGCAGGCTTGGTTTTAGGACTAATGTCTGTGGTAATTATTTTCGGAAAAGCCTGGTGTGCTATGCGTGTATCTCAGATTAAGGAGCTTATATCACATCTTAGAGTTCTTGGTCATGAAGATTGTTGTAAACAGTTAGTAAAACCTTTGAGATTTTGGAAATCGCTTCATATTCTTTGTATGTCTGTTTCTCTTTTAACAGCAATGAGTTTGTCAGTAGTTTCTATTGGTGATGGAATCAGAAAAAATCAAAATGAAATTAAAAAAGCAAATGAAGAAATTGTTGCTTTAACAGAACTTATTAATGCTAATTCTATCGGACAAGCACAGCAGCGTGAAATTATTTATAACTCGGCAAATGTTGGAACAACTTCTGCAACAAAAGCACAAGAGCAAGCCGCAAAGATTTGGCCAATTATTGAGGAGTATAGAACCAATCGCTCTCTATTTGAAGCATCAGGGGTTGCTTTTGATTCTAAAGAAGAAACTCTTTGGAATGGAGAAATGATTATACCTGATGAGTATTGGGATAAACAGAATTCTTTGGTTCAGTCAAAAGTAAAGGCTGCAGGTAGAAATCTTTCTATTAATCAGATTAGAAATATAACTTCTGAGGCAGTATTGGCTCAGCAGATTAAAAACGAAATTGAAACATTAAATAAAAATAATTCAAAAGATGATTTGGTGTTGCTTGATTCACAAACAAAAGAAGCAATGAATATCGCAATTAGAAATCTTCAAGGAAGATTCTATTGGCCAGCATCAATGGGTGGAGAACTTGTAGAGTTCAGTGAAGACAATCCAAGTTTGGCTTTAACAACTTTGAAAGATTTAAAAGCAGCATATGAAAATGATACTGGTGACGTTGGTGAATCTGCAAAGATTTTCGTATTATTAGGCCCAGCAATTGAAAACGCATTTAGTGCAAAAACTACATTGGAGAATGTGTCTAAGAAAAAAAGCGTATCTTCTTTTGGTACTACAGAAATTATGATTATGGCATTTATTCTGTTCTCGGGTTTATTGCTCGAATTATTGATTTATGCTTTTACGCCAAAACCAATGATTACAAGAAAAGTATTTGAAAAATATTATTTGGATAAAGATCTGAATATCGAAGAAATAATGTATCAGATTAATCTTAAATATGTTTCAAAAGGCGTAATCAGTATGGAAGAGTTTAATGCAAAAGTAGAGAAGAATAGAAAGATTAATGCTTTGCCAAAAACACTCCCTGAATACGAAAAAGCAGAAAAGAAAAAGTTGGCTCTTCCAAAACCGCCAAAACCAAAAGAAGAAAAAAAGGAAATAGAGTTTAGCAGTAAAGTAGATGATTCTGTAAAAGAAATCGAGGAGATGCTTAAATGACAGAAAAGGAAGTATTAGAGAAACTTGATTTTTTTAAACAAGCAATTCGGAAATTAAAAGAAGAACGCGATTATTGGAAAGAACAAGCAGAAGAAAATCCACAAGAAGTTTGCGAAGTTGAAGAATGGAAAGAAAAGTTCCAGGCTTTAAACGATGAAAAATTAAAAGATGCTGAAACAATCAACGACTTACAAAGTAAGATTGAGCAGGTTCGTAATGATTTCACCGACGCAGACTTAGAGTGTGATAGACTTAAATCCGAAATAGAAAGGGCAGACTCTGCTTATGCTAAACTTGCTAAGATGTATAATGAGAAAAAGCCAGAAGTAGATTCTGATAAAAAATATACAGAAGAAGATCTTAAAAAACTTTTAAAGAAAGCAACCGAAAAAGCAAAGACAGATATGGCTGCATTGATGAGCACAAATGATGAATTAATGACAAGATGCGAAAACCTTGAGCTTACAAATAGAAGTCTTGAAAATGAATTACAAAGAAGAGAAGCATCTGAAGAAATTGATAAAGTTCTCGAAGGTGAAATGACTGAAAAAGAAATGGATGAAATTCTTTCTCCAAAGAATGAGGAAGAAGAAAAGGTCATTAAAGAGTTATTGACAAAGCCAACAAAGTTTGTTAATATAAAGGCATGAAAATGAGAAGATGTGAGTTTAAATTATTTTTAAATGATTATAAAAACTTTAAAAACTTTGTTGTAGAAATAGCAAACAAAAAAGCCCAAAAAGAATTAAGTGGCTGGGATTGTGTAGACTTTACAATCAGTGGCGGAAAGATTTGGGCAAAAATGTGGTCTGGTGAAGACGGTAGTGCTATGGGTTATGATGAAGTTTTTAGAGAAGTAGATATAACAAAAGAGGTATTGGCTGATTTAATGCCTGACGATTTAGTTTTTTAGGAGAAAGAAATGTGGAAGTATTGGGATGAGCGTAAGGCTTGGTATTGGGAAGAAAAAAATGATGATATGATAATTTCAATACATCCATCCAAAGAAGGTAAGAAGTATAACGTTTGGGTTTGCTTTGGAGCAAATATGATAGACGCAACTACAGTAAAAACCGTAAACGAAGGGAAAAGATGGGCCAAAAAGAATTGGATAAATAAAAATTAGGAGAAAGAAGATGAGAATTTCGGAAGAACAAGCAAAAGAACTTGAAGAAATTTTCCATGGTTTTGTACATGGAAAAAATTATCACACACCTTCTTTAACAGATGCAGATGGAAATGTGACAGAGTGGAGAACTTTAACTGCAGAGGTTAATGGTGCAAGAACAATTGAAATAATGAATGGAATGTTCTTGATTGATCCAAGAACAATTGAAGAAGTTGGTAAAAGAAAGAGTAAGAAAGAGAAAAAAGAAAATATAATAAAACTTATTTTCAAATCAATTCTTAAAACAATATTAAATTTTTTAGGGGTGTCCGATGAGTAATGGAGTAAATAATGTTCTTTCTACTTTAGGAACAAAAGGTGGTTCAACTGCCAACAGACAGCAAGATGATTTTTATGCAACAGATCCAAAAGCAACAAGAATGGTGTTAACTGAATTGGAGAAATATTACGATACTTCTTTGTGGGAAGTATGGGAACCAGCTGCAGGTATGGGACATATTTCTAACACTTTGAAAGAAGAAGGAATAAATGTTGTAAAAGAATCTGATTTGGTTGACAGAGGAATTGGCGCGGATATTGAAGATTTCTTAAAATCAGAAGGAATGGAAAATGCAAATGTTATATTTACAAATCCGCCATACAAGGTTGCCGAAGACTTTTTGAATCAATTTTTGAAGATTTCTGATGATGGAGATTTGTATATATTCCTTGGAAGAATTCAGTTTCTTGAAGGAACAAAGAGAAGAAAAATATTCGATGAAAATCCTCCAAAATATGTTTTAGTTCACTCAAAAAGAATTAATTGCTGGAGAGATGGAAAAGAAGTAAAAGAAAGCAGCGCTATGTGTTATGCATGGTTTGTTTTTGAAAAAGGTTACAAAGGCGACACAATCGTTAAGTGGCTTTAAAAGTAAACAAGTTAAACTTGACAAATAAAATTAAGTTGCTATAATTTAGTGTATAAGTGATACAGCGATACGCCATAGAGCATTAAAAGCATTAGGTATCACAAGGAGATATAAATGGCAGAAATTGAATTTGGTACAGACGACAGAGAAGAAGTGTTGGCTGCAATGAGAGAAGAAGATGAAGCTGGTAGTTTCAAATCTAAGTATTGGAGACCAACAAAAGAAGGAACAACAAAAATCAGATTCCTTCCAAAGTTGAAGTCTTTTGGAGAAAAACTTTTCTACCAGAAGCATATGGTTCACTATATCGACGGTAAACCATATTTCTGTTTAAATCAAACCCTCGTAGACAAGGATGGAAATTTACACGAAGCTGAGGATTGTCCATTCTGTCAGAAATCAAAGCAAATCTACAAAGTAGCAGAAAAGAAGACTCCAGAATGGGATCTTGCAGGCGAATTGCGTGCAAAGGAACGTTTCGTTTCTCGTATCATTGTTCGTGGAAACAAGGACAAAGATGATAACGATATCGAGTACAAGCCAGAGTTCTTCGAGTACGGTCAGACAATCCGCGAGATGATCATGACTGCACTTGATAGCGGTGAATTCGGTTATCCACTTGATCTTAAGACTGGTAGAGATTTCACAATCAACAAGAAAGGTCAGAAGAAACAGACAAAGTACGATGGTTCTATGTTCTCAGGAACATCTACACCAATCTTTACTGATGCTACAAAGCTCAAGGCACTTTTGGCTGAACTTCCAAATATGGAATATAAGCAGCTTGTTGAGTTCGGAACTAAGGAAGAATACAAGAAAGTATTGAAGGAATTCCTTGCTTCTGGTTCTGACGACGACGAAGTAGCAGATGAAGCTCCTGAATCAGATTCGTTGGAAGAGGCAGTTTACGCTTCAAAACCTGCAAAGGCTAAAGAAGAAGAACCAGCCGCTGATGAAGGCGAAGATTTGGATGCACTTTTGAATTCAATCTAATGCATAGGTAGGGACAATTATGTCCCTACCAAAAGGAGTTTTTATGGAATTTTTGAAATTTGTGTTCAGCTCGTTCTGGACATTTTTTGGTTTTGTAGTTTTTGCTATTATTGCACTTGAAGTAATCAAAACATTTTTCGATTTTATAGTTGAACTTATCCATGGAAAACAACCAGTCGTTAATATTCCAAAAGAGGCAAAGTTTGTTGCCAAGGAAGAAGAAGATTTGAAGAAAAAATTCAAAGAAACTATCAACGACGGAAGAGAACACGCAGAAGTTGGCGCATCTATGGAAGTTGGAGATGTGATGGTTAGAAATGCAAAAACTGGAAAGACAAAGAAATAAGATGAGGGTTTATGGCTAAAGCAAAGAAAAAAGAAGAAACAACAGAATCAAATGGCTCACTTTTTGATAAAATCATTGAAGAGCAATTTGCAGAAGCAAAAGATTTGTCAAAAGTTGATGATACTGTAGATTATTGGATTGACACTGGAAACTGGGCTATGAACTACATAATCTGTAAAAGATTTAAAGGTGGTTATCCTGGTGGAAGAATTACAAATCTTTTCGGTTTGTCAGGTGTTGGTAAATCAATGTTCCCAGCAATTGCTTCAAAGGCAAAAGATTGGGATAAGATAGATTTCAGTGCTTTCGACAGAATCCTTTTGATTGACTCAGAAGGTGGTGGAAACGGTTATGGACTTTATAAGTTCTTGGATGCTCCACTCGAAAAGACAAAATATATTGATACAATTACAACTCTTGATTCATTCAAGGTAAACAAAAAGACAGGAAAGAAAGAAGCAATCGCAGATAAAGATATGCCTGCTCCTGGAAAAACAGAAACAGATGAATATATTTATAAAATTGGTCTTATTACTTTCTTGAAAAGATTTGTTTATGCTATGAAGTATGGTAAGACAAAGGAGAGAATTTTAATAATTGTTGACTCTCTTTCAAACTTTAAATCTTTTAGAGCAGCAGTTGAAGGTACAGAAGATATGGGAAGAACAAATAAACTTCTTAATAATCTTTTCGGACTTGATAATGATATACACGAAATTGGTGCATCATTATTGCTTGCTTCAAAGGTTTATACAAACTTGAACAATCAGTATGATCCTTGGGTTGTTGCTGGTGGACAATCGGTTATTTATAATCCGTCTTGTAGTTTGCAGCTTACTTCAATGGCAGATTCAGATGAACTTACTGATGAACAAATAAAAGCAGAAAAGAAACGAAGAAATGAAACATCTCTTGGTAATTCTTACAAGATTATCAGAGTAAAGGTTGCAAAATCTCGTTTCGGAACTGAAGGAAGAAACGCTTGGGTTCTTCTTGATGCAACTTATGGCCTTGTAAGAAATTCAGGCTTGTTTAAGTTGTTGTTTGATTTTGGTGCTATCAAAAAAGTTGGTAATAGTAACAAGTTTGAATGTCCTGGTGTAATTGAAGGTTCATTCTTTAAGAAAGATTTTGCTAAAATATTTGCACAGAATGAGAATGAATATATAGACAAACTTCAGCCAATTATGGATGAAATCGAAGCAGAGATGAAGCGCAAGCGTCTTTCTGTTAACGTTTCAGATTTGCAGGAGTTTGAAGAGCAAGAAGAAGAAAGCGCAGAGGACGCTTTGGAAGGAATGATTAAAGTTGGAGATGATTTGATTCCAGCAGCAGAAATTCCAACCGAAGATGATTTAATGTAGTATATAAAGGGCTTGACAAAAGCCCTTTAATCATTTATAATGGTGTATTATGAAGAAAGAAATTTATTTTGATGATGAATTGAGAAAGAAATGGCTTGCTGGAGCTGAGAAAATAGCAAAGGCAGTTGGTTCAACAATGGGCCCTTGTGGTCGTTTCTTTGCTATGTCTGGTATGAGAGCACCAGTCATTACAAAAGACGGTGTATCAGTTTCTAAAGATATAGAATTGATTGACCCAGTTGAAAACTCGGGTGCTCGTTTGATTAGAGAAATCGCATTGAGAACAAACGAAACTGCAGGTGATGGTACAACAACTGCAACTGTTCTTGGATACGAACTCGTAAAGGAAGGATACAAGGCAGTGGATTCTGGCTGTATCCCTATCGAACTTAAACGCGGTATGGATAAGGCACTCAAAGAAGTAATTGCTGAAATCAAGAAAGAATCTGTGCCAGTAAAGAAAGAAGATCTTGAAAAGGTTGCAACAATTTCTGCAAACAACGATGAGGAACTTGGAAAACTTGTTGCTAAAGCAGTTGAAATTGCTGGTGCTGGAGCCGACAGTATCGTAAACGTCGAAGTAACAAAAGGTATTGACACAGATATTGAAGAAACTTCGGGTCTTACATTTGGCTCAGGCTGGGCTTCTTCTTACTTTGTTAATAACAGAGAAAGAAATGAAGTAAATTTTGAAAATGCTTTAATTCTTCTTACAGATAAGAAGATTATGAGAATTGATGAAATTACTCCATTCTTGGAAGCTTCTATTGAACAGAAGAAACCGCTGCTTATTGTTTGTGAAGAACTTTCAAATGAAGCACTTAATGTTGTAATCTTGAATTTGCTAAGCGGAAATATTAATGTAGCAGCAGTAAAGTGCCCAGGATACGGACAGAGCAAACTTGATTGGCTGGAAGATATTTCAACTATGACAGGTGCTACTCTTATTTCTGATGCCACAGGTGCAAACCTTGAAGATTGTGGTGCAAATTTCTTGGGTGAAGCAAAGTCAGTAATTATCACAAAATCTGAAACATCAATTATTGGTGGAGCAGGCGATGTGGCTACTATTGAAAAATATGTAAAGACTTTGGAAAATCAGCGCAAGAATACTGAAGAAGGAAGAGACAAAGAAAAACTTGATGAAAGAATTGCGAGATTTAAGGGTTCTGCAGCAACTATTAAGGTTGGTGCCGCAACAGATCCTGAAGCAAAGGAAATCAAGGATAGATTGATTGATGCTGTTTGTGCCGTAAAAGCCGCACTTAAAGAAGGTGTTTCACCTGGTGGTGGTATCAACTTCATTAACAGAAATTATAACAGCGAAGGCTACACAGAAGATATGAAGCGTGGTGCCGATATTCTTCTTAAGGCTATGAAGAAACCATTGAAGCAGATTGCAGAAAATGCAGGTCTTAATGGCGATGTTGTTCTTAATAACTGTTTTACAAGTGGCAAGGCTTATAACGCAAGAACAGAGGAATACGGTGATCCATTTGAGATGGGACTTATTGAACCAACTCTTGTTCAGACAGAAGCATTGAAGAATGCAGTTTCAATTGCAGGAACTATGCTTGCTACAAGCGGTGCAAACGTAAGAATCGACGAAGATAAGGAAAGTTAACATAATGGGGCTGCAAAGCCCCAGCTTCTGAGGCAAAAGAAGATTTCGAATGGGATGAATAAAATGAAGAAAATTTTTTTAGTATTTGCAATGCTATTTGCGGGACTGCTTTTTG